GGTATTACCACCAACCATTACCCGCCAGTCGGTGTGTATGTCTTCACGATCAAGAGAAAGATCGCCATCAATGACTGTATTTATACCGCAGTAACCAGTTGAGCCGTTTGCTCTATTTAGTCCAACATAAAGTGCGTCAACATAACAATAAGCGGATCCCAAGGCAGTTTCCTGTAATATCCTGACGTAAAGTGTGGTACTGCTTGTGGTATAACTTCCTCCAATTACCTGCCATGCATTACCAACTGTACTACCAATATCTGTCCAACTTGAACCATTGCTACTTGCTTGGAGTTTCCAAGCTATCAGTGAACCTGGGTTAATAGCAACAGACAGATAATAGGACGTACTGTTTGACACACCTGATATTGGGAAATAAGCAGAACAGTTGGCTGGCCCAGCATCACAGTCCAGCTTTCCGCTATATGTACCTGAAAACGGTGTGGCGATTCTCGACCAGGTTCCGTTATCTGTTGTCCAGTCTATATAATTATCAGTCTCAAAACTGCTTCCGCAATTTGCATCAAACACATTACTCTGTATTATACCCCATTTAGCGTTGCCCCAACACTTATCACTTATTTGTGTGGTCGTACCCAATACATCAGTACTATTCGTATCTATTGTGTAGAATAGGCCTTCAATAATAACTTTTTCACCAGACCAACTACTCCAGCTTTCACCTGATGCGTACAGACCATATCCACATTCTGCACCAGACTGATAGTTAAGGTTAGAATCCGTGTTGTCCAGTGTGCTCACTGTTGCTATATGGTAATACGGTCCACCATAAGCGGTAGAACGATAGACCTTGTACGCCGTCAGCCGTTCGTTCCATGCTGTATTTACATTGGAAAACGTTGCTGTAATAATATGTGTGGTATCATCACCGGCTGAGGCTGGTTGATTGCTGATGTAATTAGCCGTTAACGGTGCTTCCTGGTTGCCATCAAAAACAGGCACAAACTTGTAATAATATGTATTTGCATTATCCAGTGTACCGCCGGATGTGGTTTCTTCCGCAATGGAAAGAACCATTGAAGCGTCGTCATTGTCTGGTGCTATATCATCGTAGTCGTGATCCGTGAAGGTCTTTATACCACTATTCCAGAAATAGTTACGATCTATATACTGATATATTCCTGGCTTTTTGCCTAAGCCATTGGCAAATCTCAACCTTGATCCGAAGTTTAATATCTTGATATCACTTACATCAGCAAGCGTTTTGGTATCTTCCTCGTTAGACCAGTCACTATCGTAGCGGTAGATCTTGTCCTGTTGTTTGCAATAGACCAGCCAATAACTGTTTCCGCTGGCTGGATCCACCCACTTGGCAATCTGAGTAAAACTACGAGATGTCTTTGTAGCTTCCAGATTGGTGGGATCTCGCTTATATATCAGCCCTGGTTTGTCCAGTTCAAAGTTTGTGGTAGCTACACACGCTTCAAGTGGTATATCCTCAGAATCGTATTGAGTGTTTAGCCCGCCGAATATGGGTATTTCTATCATCTTTCCCATATTTAATTGCTCGCATAGCTGCCGTATCGCATCACATCCTTTATCTGCATTGGACCTGATCTAAACCTTTCTGCGAATTTCTGGCGAACATTCTCACGATTCATAATATATTTCTGGATAAATCTGTCGGATACATCAAAGATAGCACGATCTTCATATAACTGTGCTCTGGCGTAATCAGGCAGATACTTACGGTAGTCCTCGTCAATATCTGGATCATCACCGGCTGTGCTGAAAGCGGTTGCGACTCCATTGGTTACAGCCACACCGCCTGACGAACCAGCAAGAACTTCATCGTTATAGAAAGTGGATCCCGCACTGGAAAGTGTAAGTGTGCCTGTCTTTTTATCGTTGTCGTCAAACTCCACTACTCCAGTATGACTTGAAGTACCACCTACTACCGTTTCACCGCGTACAAAATGAGCCGTAAGTGTATCATAGCTTAGTTTCTTGTATGTGGTGTCAGTATCTAAAACGTTTGGCCGATAGACATACCACAACGTCAACCATCCAGTCTGAGTTGTTCCAGGACGGAGATAGAGACGGTCTGCCTGCTGGTAATACTCCAGCGTCGAACCGGTGCGGTAGGATGTGTCAGTCTGATGGAGAGTATGATCGTCGAATATATCTATCGGCTCAATTCTGTTGCCTCGCCACTCTACACGATTTATGGCAATAACGTCCACCGGCAGATCCACGTATTCCGTGCTTGCCGTGAGATATAGCCATTTTATACGCTCCAGACATCCTGTTTCGAGAATAAAATCTTCTTGTGCTTCAACCAAATACTTTTTTACGGTTAACCTCGATACGTCCTGATGATTAAAACCTACCAGAACACGATCTTCCAAATCTGACCAGGTCATGGTTAAGGCCTATTCTGTGTGCCTATGCCACCAGGGGCTTCAGCTGGGTACCTTGCATTCAACGCTGTGATCTGTGTTGTTCCGCTTTGAAAAGCAAGAGCCGCACGATCTGGTTTAGCATCCATCTTCCATAACTGATTTTCAGCAAAGTCAACCACCGCTTCATGTAAGGCTACATTTAGTTCGCATTCGGTACCATTCGCAGCAATATCTGTCGGTGATTTTATATACCAAACATCAATTAAAACACAAGTTGTTGGCTGAACATAGATTGTTTCATCAAAAACAAATGCCACTGGATTTGCCGCAGTTCCAGCTAAATAGGTATTTTCTAACCTCTTAACATCGCCCGGTTCAATTATTGTACACCACTTATCTCCTGTTTCTTCAAAGATAGCAGTAATACCATTCCTAATAGGAAGAGCCGAACCAAATGCTGTTGAAAATGTGCAAGTACTCCACCGAGAACCAGCTCCGGCCACCTTGTTATTTGCTATAGTTTCCAGTTCACCTAAATAGGCATTATGGATTAGGTTGACCACACTTTTTTGTGCAATGTTTAGAGCATCAAGCTTCGCAGCTGACGTAAAAGAAGATTCAGTAGGATCTTCTAATCTCAGACCAAGCGTAGCTAACATTTCGTTACCTGTCATTTCTGACCTCCAAATATGTATGTTAATAAGAATGGTATCCGGACGATCCAGACAAGCCAGACCGTCCTTCAACCCGAAAATCAGCTTATGGACGGCTATTACCTCCGTCTTTTCGCTGAACAGCTTTTAGAGCATACCAACTAACTGGGCCACGCAAGCATCCTGACTTTCTATCGTTGTATCAGCAGCAAGAGCGAATCCGAACACCAAGTGTTCTTCGCCGGCTGCCATAGTACTGGCTTCACCGTCAACAGTATGGCCAATGAGACCATCAGCGGCAGATACACCCGCGTCAGTCCTTACCATATCACTGTTACCGGAAACCTGTACCCAGCCGTAGTAAGCATCGGTAATAGTACCGATAGCTACACCCGCGACTTTTTTGGTGGTCGCCGATCCACCGGCGTAATCAGTTGTTACTTCCCAATCATCGGGATCAGCAGATGCTGGGTAAACAACCTCACCAATGGCGATAGCTTGATCCTCAGCTCGAACATAACGATAAGCTTTTCCGTCAGCCTCGAAACGCAGAACACCCAATTCTTCCTGTGCGGAAGAATCGTTAGCTGTTAATGAAGACTTAAATACCTGCTTAATTCCTGATGCAGCCATTATTTACCTCGATTAGTAGCTTGTCGGCAAGTCATTAATAACACCTTGGTACCGGCGGTTTGAACAAGTCAAAGCACCAGCCCAAAATATCTTAGAGACACGCACGTTCTGGTTTATGGGCTTCTGGAAACCTTCGAATCGGAAGAACTCGTCTTTATGATGCCTGAACTGCAGGTAATTCTCATTGAGCATATACATGTGTCCGTCAGGACAATGAGCATCTGCAACAACAGGAACGTTCCGATAGAGCAGGTTCAAAAATCCAGCATCAGCAAGAGACTTGCTTGAAGCTCCAAACCGTTTCTGATCGGACAAACATTGATCATAAGCATCAAAGATAACCGGAGTCGTGACAATAAGCGTAGGACTGTCCTGATCTTCAGAGCAATCACTCCACATCTTCCGCATCAACTTAGGTAGGTAAACATCCTTACTTGAGTCCACAATTTCCTCAAAATTAGTGTGGTCGTCTGAGTAAGTTCCACAACCGTCAAGCTGTGATTGCCACCAACTGTAAGTTGATGAGTTAATTCCACCCACTGTTCCGTTGTAGTTCTCAATAAGATCGTAGAAACCTCGGAACTTACTGGAAGTGTTTGAGGATTCGCTGAATACAGCGTCACCAAACGTATCCTTGAGGCTTTTCTCTGCGATCTGCATTTTGGCTTTCAGTAGATTGATAACCTGTTCCGGACCGGAGTTCTGGAGTTCTTCTTTCCGCGAAATGGTAATTGCGGCGTAAGCGAACTTCCAGTCATATTCGGCTGCGGTAATCTCGTCAGTCGGCGAGATATCCAGGACATCATAATCATTGTAAAAGCCAGTCGTGCCGGTAGAATAGATCAAAGGTTCTACGATCTTTTCGCCACCGGATACGGACTTAGACTTTTTGAGCAGTCTGTGGGTTAGAACATTGGAAGTGAAGATATTGTCAACGAGCTTCGGAATAAAATGCTTCCGAGTCGTGGCTGTTATCTGGTCATAGGAAAGTGCCATATACACTATCCTCCTATATAATCTTCCAGAGCACGTTGTGCCGCCTCGTCATAGTCTGACGCGATTTTCTGATATTCGGTAGCTTTAGCACCTTTCGCTGTTCCACTTGCGGTAGGAATCGCTTTCTTGGCCTTCGGTTTGGACTTTACACTATTCAGTTCACCGGCTACTTGCGAGAAATTAAGATCTCGGTAAGCCACTTCCAGATTAGCATTGATATCCAAAGCGTGTTTTATGACCTTGCTCAATTCCTCTTGATCATCCAGTTCAGGATAAGATTTTACAAGCTGAGAAACTTCCAGTTCGACCTTTCTGTCTATTTCCTTTTGCTCAAGTTGCTCTAAACGAGTTTGCACTTGGAACAGGTCGGAGCTTTCCGGTGCCTGGTTTGCAAACTCTACTACCGTGTCAGACTGACTTTCAGACGGTTCTGGCTTCATGTTGCGTAGCGGATTGTTGTTGGATCCATCGAAGTAATCGTCGAGAGCATCCATCAAATCTGCGTCGCCGTACACTTTGGTTAGAGCTTTTTCCTTCGTTGCAAGTTCCTGTGCAGCTTCGGTATTTGACTTACGCCAGTTACCAGCATTGTCCAGGTCTTCCTGCATTTGCAGAAAATCACCCACTGTGTACTCCCAGCCATCTGGTGTTGTAATCACCAGTTCCTCGTCTTCCGCCAGTTCTATGCTCGTTGATTGCTCCGCTTCCGGAGATTCTTGAACATTGGCCGACGTTTCGCCACTCTGCTCTACATCAGTCTCGGTAGTCTGGTTCTCGGCGGCGGCTTCTGCCTCACCATCCTCGACTGTTGCAGCCTGTTCGGATTTCGGTTGGTCTTCAATAACCATAGACTCCAGTTCCTCATCAGGTATTTCTACATTTCGTAAATCATTATCACCCATTATGCTTTTCCTTTCAGTTGGTCGTTGGACACTGTGTTAGGCATTGTTTAACTATCATGGATTCTTCTCTTTTTCAAAATCTTTTTGTATGTCTTCTTTTTTCAGGCTATTCAGCTGTTTCAATGTGGAAGAGCTGGTCTGCGAGCCAATGTTTTTGTTGTCTTCTTTTTCTTTGCGGTTTTCTTTCTTTTCTTAAGACGATACTCCTTCCTGCCTTTCTTGAGATACCCCCACGGCCCACTTCCTCTCTCTATGTGTCCCTTTGGGTGCCAGAAACCTGATTTTTCCTCTTTAGGTTTCGCCTTACCTATAAGCGTAGTTTCTTTTGTGAGCGTACTTTTTTTCGGTCGTATTTTGGGTTCAGTCTTTTTCTTCTTTTTGACTGGCACAACCTTCTCGCCTTTATGAAGTTTATATATACCAGTCTCTTTAACCGTACCGCCTTTTTTCATAGACCTTGGCTTCTTTCTCTTGGCTATATCAACTGCTTTGGGTGCTTTCTTTTTCAAAATCTTTTTGTATAACTTCTTCCTTAATTCTCTTCTCTTGGCAGCAACTGTTGCTTTTTTCTTTTTATTCGGGTACAAATTCCTAAATTCTTTAGGAATAAGATACTTATCATAACTACCCGCTTCTTTTACCCACTCAACGTCATATTCTTCTTTCTTTTTTTTAGGCTTTATATGTTTTGCCTTTTTTCTTTTCTTAACCTTTACCTTTCCGCTATGTTGGCTTGTTACTTTTAACATTCCATGCGGCCCAGGACTATTTGACTTCTTCTTGTCTTTACCGTTTGACATTATATTGCTCTCCTGTCTATTTCTCGTACTATCACTCTTTAACTTTCCATAATAATCAGGTTATTATCTAAAACTTTTTGACAAAATAAAATCATTGTGGTTGTGCCTGGTTCATAGCCTCCAATATCTCAGGATGCTTCATCAACACTTCGTTAATAGCGTCCTCATCAGTTCCTTGCATAATCTGCTGTTCTTCCGGTGTTAGGTTGGCCATAGCTCCATCACCACCAGCCTGTTCTTGGCTCATAGCCTGGCGAACAAAGTCCTTTGCTCTACCTTTGTCTCGGATGAACTGACTGGCATCAATCACCATTTCTGGTGGTACCATACCGGCCTGTGCCAACATCATCGTCTCCTGGAACTCTGCCTGTTGATCGTGCGGTAGTGTGGATCCTACGGCTATCTCATAATCGAAACTGTTTGAGGATATACCTTGTGCTCTCATATCACTGGGATCCGTTGTCTGAAATCCCATTTGACCAGCATCATCCTTCACTCTCTGTGTGATCGGCTGATCCATCATTTCTGTAATGATATACGCCCAATGTTCGGCAAGATCCTGTATCATTTCAGTAATTTCCTCCATCTTCGGTTGCAGCCTGCCTACGGTCTGCATCCTCAAGATCTGTGCGTGCCTGCCAGATTCACTTGATGACGCTGACTTACCTCGATATGCGTCTTGTACACCGGTCATATTGTCAATCTTAGCATCCAGGTATTGTAGTGCCGACAGTACATAGTTCGGCATTGGTGGCGGTGTTTCCCAGGCTACCAGTCCTGGTGCGTTTGGTGACACCACATTACCAGGCTCGTTGTTCAGCTCGTTCGGTCTTATACCGGAAGACTTGGATACTATACGCTGTGGATTAGCGGTGAGCCTGATGTTATCCACTATCTGTGATATAATCATATTCTCTGCCTTCATCAATGATTCTACCTGGCTCGCTTCCGATCTACCCCAAAATGAGCCTGACTCTGAATAGTTCTTGCTCATAAAGAACGGTAGTCTTCCATACGGATTCGGACCATCAAACAGTATCTTGTCCTTTTCTGATCGTGCAATAATGGTGACTCTGCCTTCAGGATATTTCGGCATTGACATAGTGCTTTCTGATTCTACCACCGATCCATCTGGCATTGTGATCGTTTCCGGTATTTCTTCCACTGATTCGTCATAATACCAACACTCAATGATTAAAGCCTGTTCGGTGGAATAAGCATATCCGCCAGTACCTTGTTCTTCCAGTGTCTCTACACGGCTATTGTTAGTGTCACCGATTGGTGACTTGATGGTACTTCCACCACCGCCTGGTGCTGCCTCAACCTGTTCCTTCCACTGAAGAGATCTGAACTCGTCCAGGTTGCCTTCTGGTGCTATATCCACACCGAATACCCGCTTAACATCAGATACATACATCACTGGTGCGTGAATGAAATATGTCTTTTCGCACTCTCTTAAACTGCTGGCATACGGATCAGGAAATGCCGTGAACACATCCACCACATCCACTGCAATCTCACCAGTGTACGGATCCATCGTTGACTTCATAAATCCGTTACCGTAAGACATCATATTCCGGAAAGCCTCACGGATCTTGCGGTTCATTTTCAACATACGCCAATAACGATCGAACTGCCTTTCCAACATTTCTGAATACTCCATAGATTGCTCATCATTCGGCAGCACTTCCAGCTTCGGAGCTCTGGCCGTTATGATAGGTACAATAGTCTCTATGGCCTCAAATACAGCGTTTGAGGTTATCTTGGACTTGTATCTCGGCATTTTCGAGTGTTTCCAGTGGTTGCCGTATAATAGATCTTCCGAATTACGCCAGTTGGATGTCATAGCGTCACGGTGTGTCTTGGCAAAGTCAAACATTTTTACCACGCGGTCATAAAGTTTCTTGTTTTCAAAGTTCATTTTCGGTTGTACAGGCATATCATAGTCTCCGTTTTAGTTACTCATCCAGTCGCCGGTGTACTGTTCCGGCTTCATCAGTTTTTCAATTCTTTTTCCGAGCTGTGTCTTTTTATGCTTTGGTTCTTCCAGTGTCAGTAAGTGCATCATTGCATACCGGTCGCAGTCGGCTATATGGTCCTCACATTTCTTGTCCACATCATCAGGTTTCTTGGGATCATGTACGACTGACGGCAATAGTTTAATAGTGTTCAGACAGTTCGAGAATATGCGGTATCTCGGTGGTTGTGTAACGGTAGTGGATCCATCGTCAGCCGTCTCGCCACGCCAATCCAGGACTTGTCTAAGCCTGGTCCATCCGGATATACGGTCGTTATTCGCTTTCAGCAGTGGTATGCCGGCTGATATCATTTGGCTTGCTATTGACTTGTCGGAATAGGCTTTATCGTTTCTACGGCTCATCGGGTTAGTGATCCACATAGACGGATCTCCGACTGCCATTGAGACATCATCATTACTTGACAGATCCAGTATCTCTTGAGCCAGGCCATACGGTTCACGTTCGGTAACATACAGTTCACGGTACTTAACTATATCGCCATCAAACGACCTGGCGTACCATCCAACGGCACACGGTGCAGTCCAGCCCCAGTCTATTGAGATCATTTTGAACCACTCCACCGGCACATCAAACGGCTTTACCACGTGGATATCATTCCGCCACATTTTGAAGAACTGTCCAGCAAAGACATTCCAGTCGCCGTCTCGCCACGCTTTCCGCAGCTCGTCAGGCAGTGCATCCAGGAACCTCACATACTCAGGATCGGAATCCATCAGTGTTGGATTGTCGGATATCCGTGCCGGTATAAAAACTCTTGTCCGTCCTGATTCCAGGTCTGGAAATAATTCTCCAGGCAGATTGGGATCTACGAATCGTTCCTTAACCCATTGGTGACCGGATCCGCCTGGATTGGTGGTGGCAAATACTTGTGGTTTTATATCCGACGTGGATCTGCAGCTCGATATAAGTTTTAGATAGTCATCCAGTGTCGGTATGAGCGTTAATTCTTCAATCACAATCTTGTGATATTCGTGGCCGAGATACTTGGTATATGCTGATTCATCCTTCAAGTGACCGGTTCTGATAATAGCACCGGACGGAAATCGGATCACTGCCGGCTTGCCTACCACTTCCGCACCAAATGGTGTATAAAAACGTCTGGCACGGTCTATCCAATCATTCAGATCGTCAGCATTACGCCGGATGACCAAAGCTCGATATTGAGGATCCTTGTGATCGTAGAGCAGCCAACCAAGTCCAGCCTCGGTTTTACCTCCACCACGTGCACCACCGTAAAGTGTCTCGTATGCTGTGGACTTGAGTGCCTTAGTCTGTGGACCAGGATGAGGCTGCCACACTATGCTTTTAGCTTTGTTCATGCTTCCGTCATTTCTTTCAGGATCTTGCAGG